GAACACAGGAATAATAGTCAATGGCGCACGAGTTGCAAGGAACTGTGAATATTCTGTGACTTTATCTTGTGGAATATTATCAAAGTTATATAGCTTCAATGAGATGAACACTTTGCCGTATTGTGGAGGTGTTACTGTTTCTCCACCATACACCGATACTGATTCGATTTCTGGATATGTCACTTGAAGAAGTGTTTCATAGTCTGATGTTGTGACCGCACGTTCTTGTGTCGCATAATAGCGAGGAGCATTAAACCTGATTGATTCAATGTCTTCGCCAATGTCACCGCCTTGTGCTGGTGATACTGTAGATACTGTGATGTTTGATGAACCACCAATTGTGCCATTTGGAGTGAACAATGAGATACCATTTGGTAACTGACCGTTTGTTGTTAGATAAGTTGCAACAATAGCAGCACCATCTATCGGTCTTCTACCAACAACATTGTCACCAAAGATGATTTGATATTGACTGTTATCTGCTCCTTGTAAGAAGTAAACAGCAGAGTTTGAGTTTAGATCAAGTAGAGAAGTTGATTGAATATACGGAATAACATTCGCGCCATTATTCTCAACAGAGATTACAGTCAATGATGTTGTATCAATCGTTGGATTTGACAATGTGAAGTATTGGACATTGGTGTTTGTCTGTGGTTGCATTATAAAAGTGTCGGTTACAGAAGTTCCTTCATATATTTCCACATTGGAAAAGTAAAAGTTTCCATCTGTATTTGCCTGAACAACAATATTCTGGTTTGTAGAAAATGTGTAGTTGTTTGATCCTGCTTTACCAGTAAACGATGTGCCCGCTGGAATAGTCAGAATGACTGGATTGTTTGGAACATTCGCAACAACAATATCAATTAGAGCATATGATGATCTAAACGAACGAGGTACATAATTGAGTTCTTTTGCACGAAGAACAACCGAGTCGCGTTGTTGTGCAGTATCCAAAAACATTTCTGATGCGACCATATTCATATAGAACGCATTTAGATATGTGTTGTATGACAATAGGTCTAGAATTACACTGAGATTTGAACCATCAAAGTTATAGTCCTGAAACTGTTGCTGTGACTGCAAATAAGTCTTCAGGCTGTTTTTATAATCAGCGAAGTCCAATGAAGTCAATGTAATGCTGGTATTTGCCATGGTTTACCTAATGCGATAAAGGATTGTAGAAAGCGTAACAGGTTTATTTATGTTGACAATATAGAATGTGATGGTTATCGCATATGCATTTTGCTCTTCATATGGAGTAGCAATAATAGAGATTAATTTTGCTCTTGGTTCATGGTTTGCGATAATGTTTTCTATTTCAATCTGAATACCACTTTGAGTGATAGAACTAATAGGTTCGAACAAATAGTTGCGCAAGTTTCCTCCTATATCTGGTTGAAACGGGCGCTCATATTTGTTTGTTAAAATAAGATTTAGAATCGACTGACTTACCGCGTCTTCGTTCTTTTTTATGACAAGATCATGCAATTCTGGATGCACCACAAAGTTGTCGAACAGATCGCTATAAAGAAGCGACTGTGAGGCTGTAGGTGTGAACTTGTCTTGATTGAACGATGATTGTGCCATATTATGTTCCTGCTACGGGAATTGGTATTTGATTGAATGTAATACTTGCACTTGTATTTGATGATGTAGCATTATTAGACATAATAATAGCATTTACAATATAGTTTAAAGTAATCGTGTTTGGTGTTGTTCCTAAATAAGGAGCAGAAACAGTAACTAGATTGTTATATACGTTCGTAACTGTACAACCATTAGCAAATGCGGGATCAGTTGATGTCAATGCCAAACCAATCACAACATTACTATCTATAGGCGACATCGTTAAGACAGAGGACTGTGATGTACTGATAGTTGCAGAGAATGAACCAGGCGTATTACTTATAGACACTGCTGTTGTATTTGCTGGAATAGATCCATCGGCTGCAACCAACACTTGACCGATTGATACGGCCGTGTTTACATCATAGTGTATAATCTGATTATTGCCAGAAGTCACGGTGCCAGTAAATGGAGAAGATGTTATTGTCACGTTTGATACGTAATTTTGCAAAAACTCTGCGTGTGTGTTTCCAATAGCAATCGCGCTAGTTAAGAAGTTCGCAGTGTTTGAAGTGTCGTATATAGGATATCCATTTGAGCCAGATGATCCTAATAAAGTTGTGACTTGTTGTTGCATCTGGCTTACTCTTTGTAGAGCAGGAGCAGCGGCAGATGAAACTGTTGATTGTATGCCATTAACAACACTTAATGCAGCAGTACCTGTTGTAATATCAACTGCTTTTGATACTGCATTGATTTGACTGACAAGTGTATTTGTCACAATATTATTATTGCCTAAAGCACCTGTAACTGTGCTAATAGCAGCATTTTGCAACTGAGATACCGCCGTATCAATGTTATTTATAACTGTATTGATTGGTTTAGTTGCGGCAGATATTGCTTGATTTTCTAGATTTAGAATCTCGTTCTGTAGTTGCTGTAAAGTCTGAATAGCACATGCTTCAAGTCTAGGCGCTGCCGCCTCAACGGCAACTACTAGTTTTTCTACTGCAATTCCAAGTTTGACAATAGCAAGTGTATACTTGATCTGTGCTTCAAGTTGTGGTGATATTGGACCAAGTATCAATTTTCCCAACCATTTAACAATAGATACAGGATTAGGTGAAGGTAAACTAGAAATGGGAAGATATTGCTTTACAAGATCCAGTTCATGTTGTATTGCTTTTTTAGCTTTTGATTCAATGCCTGCCAGATTACGCTTTACAATCTTCTGTAAGTTATCACAATTCGTTGTATATTGAATCTGTGCAGTGAGTTTGTTGATATGTTCAATATTAACATCGATGTCTTGAATGTCACTATTGATCTTGGCAATCTGTAAAGAAGTCTGCACAGATGCAGTAATCAAGTCAATTTCGCTTTGACTAAATGGAGGAATATTAATAGCCAAAGGAGCAGTAGCATTTAGTGCTGTTATCGAATCCGTAAGATTTGATGTAGTTACTGGTGGAGTTGATGCCATGGTTAATCTATTCCTGTAATAATACCACTATCAAAATATACGTTATCGCCTGTCGGTGTTGTGAATGTTCCTGATGGGTATAAATCAGAAACAATGGCGCCGCTTGTAGTTATACCAGAACCTAGAACATGCAATCCACCTGGAGCATACATTGAAATGTCTGTTGCAGACGTCATTGTAATACTATTAGCAATCATGTTGCAGTTTCCAGTTACAATAACTGTAGTGTCGCCTCCAACAAAAACATGTTTATTCTTGACTATGATTTCCCATCCATCATCAACAATCTTGGAAACACTTTGTCCTGCACTATTTATTTCAGTGTATGTGCCTGATTTATGAAATACGCGGACTCTTTCGTGACCAGGAGTATCGTCATATTCTATAACATGACCAGATCGTGTGACTGTCACTTGATTGTACGGATACTTTGCTGCATATGCTGAGTCTGGTTCTGTGCCAAACTTCTGTATATTAAGTGTGTTGATACCACGAGCAAGACCAGGCACATCATTCGTTGCTTGTGTGCCATCTGGTAGTTTAGCATACGTGCCCCAGATCATCGGCAATTGCTTTTCTTGCCCGTCTAGAAAGAATCCAAACACCTGAGAACCTACTAGTATACCTGTAGGAGATTTGCCTACTCCATTATGACCAGCAGATGTTATATCTTGAATGGGTGTTGCCCAGAGTAATTCATTTGTTTGAATCGAAGGATCATCGTGTTCGTTGATGATACGAACGCGCACACGCCCAAGTTGCTGTGGATCGTTGACGTCTTCTACAGTTCCGATAAACCAACGAAACTGCTCTTCGCCCATTCTTTTTGTTGTCATAGAATATCTCCATTATGCATAATCATCATAGAAGCCCTTGATCAATTCCATTGACACCATATATGATTTTGGATTAGGCGCATTGTTTATGATGATGTGTCTGATTCTAGATATTATATAGTTGCCATTGATAAGTCTGTTATCATCTGGCTTATCAGTAGCACCAGTTGGATTTGGTGTATTGATTGTGATGATATCACCAGCAGTCAATGCAATATCACCATATGTGAATGCTTGAAATATATTTTGTGATAACTTGTTCACAAATCCCATTCTAGCACCGATTGTTGAATCAATATAATTCTCCGGCAAATCGCTTGAATGCGGAACCAATAGTGCAGTCGATTTTGTGTTGCCATATTTGTTTTCAAACTGGGATGTGTTCAATGCCTTTGGATTAGAAGAAGCAAACTTGAATTGCTGTTGCTTCTCGGCATTGATATATTGAGTCAACGATACTTTACCAGTAAGCAAATCGAAACGCTTTACAGTATTGTTAAGCCCACCTTGTGCCAGTTTTTGTGTGTTGTTCACCTGAGATACGGTTTTGAAGTCAATGAGACTTCGTGTGTTCAAGTTTCTTACATCTGTATTCTGTGTGGTATCATAGAAGAACTGTTTGTCGTTGACATTATCTTGCAATTGATTCAGTAGGTACTCAATTGAACAAAAGTTGAATCCACGTTTGTTTTCAAAAAATACATATGATGATGAGATGTAATCTTGTGACACGGCGCGTTTGCGAAGCATATCAATCGCTTGAAGTGGGCGCATACGACTCAAAAGAATATTCTGTGTGCCCTTTGTAGGATCACCTATTGATAATGTTTTTTTCGATTGCAATGTTGTGTTGAAGATTGCTCTTACAACATCATCAGTAGCGCCTTGATATTTGCTCACCAGAAATTGCTTCGAGTTCGTGATAAACTCTTCGCTGACACAAGACAAAGTGTACATCTTTGACTTGCCTTGAGACATAGTTTTCTGTTGTTCTATAGCCTTGACGTGAAAGGTATAAGAGTTTGTGAAACTAAACCCTTCTTGACCAAATTCAATATCAATGGTTTCTTCACCCACAATAGGAAAAGAAGTCAATAGCCCGATAGCATCTATGATTTTGATTTCTGCACGAATGCATGGAAACATTATATCTTCGTAAATATCAAAGGACAAGACCTGGCTACTAAGATCATACGACTTTGATCCGTCGAGCGAATAAAGCGTGAGGTCAAGTATATTGATATTGTCGGATTTTACATAAGAGGCTGTCATGTTATGTCAACAACAATGCTTTAAGTTCTTTGGTTGCTTGGGTGGCATATTTGTTGTCAAGAAGATTTATTGACTTGTTGGCTGTATTCTTTGCTGTCTCATAGTCATATGCTGTGACTGGGCTCCAGTAAATGAGTTCGTCAGAAGGAATATTTGTACTCAGAGTAACTGGAGTTGATGAAACAGTTGCAGATGCACCAGAAGTCAAGCCAACTATTGGACCAACTGTTGGTGTAACTGCGATGTGTTGTATTAGAATATATTGATCATTGGGATCAACATAACTCACTGTTCCCAGAGTAACTCCGTTTTGAGCAACAAGTTCTCCTACGACAAATGAGATAAACTCGGATCCACCTTCTGGTGCAGTAATATCATATCCGTTTTCTGTGTCTAATACAAGACCACTTTCTGTCGTAATCTCTGTTGAATACTGAAGCGGAACTTGTTGGACCATATTGGTCGTAACAATCCAATCTTCCTGTTTTCTCACATACTCATAGATGTTGTTGTTCTGATCTATATTTGGATCCCAATACTTCTGTTGCCCAACTCCTAGTGATGCATAGTAAGTTGGTGAAATGTTGGATTCGTCTATCGCCCAGTTAGTTTGAAAATAAAGAATCTTTTGTTGTGCTGCTGCAATGCTGCCATACTTTTGAATGATGAAGTTGTTCAGATCATAGTCATCCAATGGGTAATCATAATAAGGATCATTGATTTGATTTGAAAGCGCAATAAGCCACACATAATCTGGGTTGTCATAATAGTTGTACGATAGACTATCTGGTCTCATGCCATCTGGAATCACATAAGAATAATAGGCTTGCTTTGAGTTCAAAGCCATCTTCGTCATGTTTACACGAGACATGATATTCACCGCGGAGGTGTTATTATAATTGATGACTGGAAACTTTGCAAAGTATTGTGTCATTGACCGTTTCCTCCGCTACCAGGATTTTGTTGTCCGCCTATGCCATTTAAACCAGTGACAACCTGAGTTGCGTCGCTCGTTCCTTTTGTGAAACCTTTAGCCAATGATGAAACGGCAGAAGAAAGCGTGCCAGTCAAAACACCTAACAATGCAGAATCGGCATTCGTGCCTCCCATATTAGTGGATGCACCGTAATCTGTTGGCAGTCTGTATTCCATTTCTTCTAGTTCCATAGTCAAAGCTATAAAAACAGGAGAGTTTATTCCAGCATAAAATGCTGGCGCAACATCTTGTGGAGAATAGTTGACGTTTATGGATTTTATAACGCACCACTTAAAGTCCGTCATGTATGTTTCTGTTTGTGAAGGATTGATTTTAGGCTTCACTATACAAGGATATTGAAACAAAAGACTTGATCCACCGGCGGTGAAACTTGGCAAATGTAACTGTTTCATTGTTTTGATTATATTATTCAATGTTACACTTTCTGATGGCGTTTTAGGTGAGAATAGCCAATTGAAAGTGAACGATCTGAAATTAATACCAGTGAACATCATAGATAAGCTAGGATTAGGTGCAACGCCGGCAGCAGATTGACCAAGATTAGAAGCTTCTGCTCCCATAGTTCCCGCTTGAGATATTGCATATAATGCACCAACTGCGGCCGCATCAGAAGCTATATTTGCGGCACTGGCTGGGCTTGTAGAAGTAAGACTATCGTATATATTACCTAAAGAACCTAATTCTGCTTCTGCCCAGCGCGCGGAAGTATTGTCAACAAGGCCGCTGCCGTCTGGTAGAGGAAGATTGACAGTATAAACGGGATTGATAGTTGTGTTTCCTAGCGGATTGGTTCTCACATAATTTGCAAAAGAAAGAGTCATGAAATATTTACTAGAACCTAAGTCTTCTGGATAATGATCGTCCGGATCATTAGTTGTAAGTTGATTAGAGTTTACTTTTATCTCTGGATTAGATTGCTCTTGTGATGCGAAGTTTCTATTCTGCAATGCGTTTGATGTGATTCGCTCTGGAGAACCAGATGTATAGAATGAACTTGATCCAGATATTAGTTTGTCAACACCAGCGGCAACTAAACCTCCTACAGACACACTACTAGCGCCAGCAGCGGTAAGTGAAGTTGCTGTAGAACTAGCAATAGATCCAGAAGATCCCAATGCACCTTGTGTGTTCTTGGTGATATTGTTCACCGTTCCTGTGGCAGATGATGTGATGTTACTCAATATTGTCTGGTTTACAGGTTGAACGTAAGGATTATTGGTTATATTGGAGACAGCCATTTATTTCCCTATAAGTATAGCATCACGCTTATGTATTATTTATAGAGAAAAAATGAAAGGCAAGTTCATCTTCTCTATTTTGAGTAAAGTTCTCTTTCCGTCATCACAACAAACTCCCATCCTTTGTCATCCGCGTGTTCTTTCGCTGCTTTCCATTTGGCTTGGTTAACAACATACGTCTTTACTTCTTCAATGTATCGCTTTGTTTGTGTTTTAGGTCTTTTTGGTTCCTGTGTTTGCGCATATGGTTTGATTTCAACCAATATAACTTTGCCGTCTTTTTTCTTTATTAGTACGTCTGGAAAGTATCGGTGATATCTACCGTCTATAGGAGAGACATAAGGTATTGTCATTTCTTCTGATGCCCATCCTGATATCTCTGGATGCTTGTCACAATACATAAAGAAGTGTAGTTCCCAAGAACTTCTGTATATTATGTTTGTGGGATCTCCCATATACTTACTTGGATTTTTGGGAGTGAACTTACCTTTTGACATGGATACGTATCCAGCTTTTCCTGTTGTTATATTATTAATACATTGTTCTGCGCCTGTTTTATTTAGTCTAGCGATAGTTTCTTCATCACAGGTGTAGTATCTACTGTATCGCTCTTTTCGTTCTTGCGGAGAAAGATGAGAGGCAGTATTGCTTTCTCTCATCTTTTCTTTTAGTTCGACAATACTGCCATCCGCATAACGTTCTTTCCATATTTTAGTTTGATTTGTTTTGACTTTATCGATAAACTTATCATAGCGTATATCATCATTTTTTAGATTTTCTCTAAAAAACTTTGCGCCGCATTTGTGTCCACATGTGGATGAAAATCCAACTCCTAGTCCTTTGAACTTGGTATGAGACGAACAGATCGCACATTTGTTGTCGCCGATGTAAGTAAGATAATATGTCTCTGATGATATATTGTGTTTTTGTAATATGTGTCTAGCTAGAGATAGAGTAGACT